AGCCATGCCTTCAAACCATTCTTCGCTGATGCGGTCGGTCAGGTTGTGGAAGCGCACGACGCGCGGGACGAAGCCCAGGGTGATGGTCAGCGCAGCTGCGGCGCCGGCATCCGTCACGAGCTGGCCGACCGCATGGTTGCGAACCTGGCTAGCCGATTGGGTGTTGGTGGTGACAGCCATGATTTCTCCTTGAAGATGGGATGACTGGCCCGGCGAACCGGGCCGGCCTGATTACAGGGAAGCTGCCGATTCCAGGCGGATCATCCAGGAGTCGTTCAGGATCTTGGTGGTGGTGGTGGCCTTCCAGCCCACGGTCGAGCGCTGCTCCAGCGGGTCGGCGGTACCGGCCGAGCCCAGTTGCTTGACGTAGGTGTTCAGGGCCTGGCCGGACAGCGGGCACACGCCATACGCGTTGTCAGCGATGAACAGGGTCACGTACACGTCGTAGTTCGCGCCGTTGTTCTTGTAGGTGGTGGTGCCGGAAGCGCCCGCGCCCGTGAATATCTTGCAGTTGGTGGACGAGATGAAGCGGATGTTCTTGTAGGCGCCGATTTCGTCTTCCAGCACGCCTTCCTGGCTGCCGTAGTCGGACACGGAACGGTAGCCGGTGATCTGCTCCAGATCGAATTCCACGTCCGGATGCACCAGGGCAATGAAGCCCTTGCGAACCGATGCGGTGCCGATCTTGTCTGTGGGCAGGATCATGTTCTTGATGAACTTGGCGTTCTGCACCTTCAGGAAGCGGATCACGCGGTCCAGGTCGGCCGCTTGGATCTTGTTGTTGACGGCCGCGCGGTTCGCCACCAGATTGGCGTATGCCGCGTTGGTACCGGCCACCAGCACATCACGGCGGGCTTGGTCGATGGTGGTGCCGGCCTGGTCGCCCAGCACATCGGTCGCTTCGGTCACCACGGCGTCCTGGTTGGTCATGGAAACCATGTCGGTCAGGGTCACGTAGTCGCCATACTGTGCCAGGGTGGCCAGCAGGTCGGTGACGGTCAGGGACGAGCCCGACGGGGTGACGCCTTCAACCAGCGGCGTCGAGGCAGGGGCCAGCTGCGAGTAGCGGCGGAACTTGATCTGGTTGCCGTTGCGCTGGGCAATCGGGCGCAGCTGGCCGAAGCGGCCATGCACCTCTGCCGGCTGTGCGCGCATCAGCAGGTTGCGGTCATAGAAAGCCTGCACGCCAGGCGGCAGTGTGCTCAGGGTGGTATTTGCCATGATGAACTCCTATCGAAAATTTTAAAAACCCTTCACCTTTTGCGCCATCTTGGCGAATTCGGCGTCGGACATGTTCCACATGCGATCCACCTCCTTTTTCACGTCATCTTCAGGCGCCCGTTGGGTAGTGCCCGAAGACGATGCGCCAGGTACGGCCATCGCTGATTTCTTTGCCTGCTGGGCGGCCGCTTGCGCAAACCGCTGCCCAACCTGCCGCTCTTTCAAAGCCAGTTTTTCTTCTGTGACGACACGGATCACTTCCAGCGGATCATTACAGGCATCGCCCATCTCTTGCATTTTCTTGCTCAAGTTGGTCACCAGCGGGTCATCGTCTGGCAGGCTGAAAATGCCCGGGTGGACCTTTTCGACTTGCGCCGCCCACGCCGCGCGCTGGTCATTGGCCTGGTTCTGCGGGGCCGTATCACCAACGACATGGCGAATCGCCTGCTCAAGTTCCGGCGCTTGGTCCAGAATCTGAGGGCGCGATGCCAGACGCTGCTGCTGTTCGCGTTCGCGGCGAAGCTGTGCCAGTTCCTGGGCGTTCTTGGTACCCCATGCTTGGGTGTCCTTGATTGCCTTTTCGGCCTTGGCCAAACGTTCGCGCAACTGCTCGACGCTTTCCTCCTCCTTGGTGGGCTCAACTACTTCGCCTTCCTTCGGAGGTTCCGTTTCCTTGGGCGTTTCGACTACGGCGGTGCCCGGTGCGGTAGTGGTCGCCGTCTTGGCAGCGTCCGCCGCATTGAGCCGTTCCATCTCGGCGTCGTATGCTTTCTGGTAGTCCAACTGGTCCTGCTGTTCCTGTGTCAACTCAGACATTTTTCTCGCTCCTATGGGTCGGCAGTGCCGATAGTCCATCCACTAAAAGTCCGGGTCCCCTTGGGATAGTCCGGTTTCCAACTGCTCCATCTCGGACTTGAGATGCAGCGGTAAATCCAGAAGCGCGCGCAGTGCCTTGATGCCGCCGCGTGCCTCTTCGTCATTCCTTTCGATCAGGATGTTCAGGCGATCCTTGATCATCAATTCAATCTCTTCCTGCAGAGATGAAATCCCAGGCGCGATCTTTTGAAACCTGGCACTCAGCGCCTTGAATTCTTCGCTCTTTTCCACAGCGCTCAATTCATCATCAGGCCGCTATTGGCCATAGGTGACATGCGAGTGGCTCCTGCCTGGTTCGGATGGGTGCTATCCCCATTCAGACCGGTGGTGAACTTGTCGCCGGTGGTGGTTGCGTAGGTCGCGGAGACCGCGCGCGCCATCTCGATGAACTTGTAGGCGTTGCCGATAGCGACTTGGCCCTTCGCCCAGGTTCGCATGGCATTCAGGCGTCCCTGTTCGATATTCGTGTAGCCGTTGTTTGGGCAGCCATCCCAGAAGAAGACGCGCACGCCGTTCGTTTTCGCCCATGCCAGCACAGAAGCGATGGTCGCTTGATCAGCCAGCATCTGCGCATCCGAAGATGGGCTGGAATTCGGGCTGAAGCATGGGATGATGAGATCCGTTGGAATGCTGCTCGTGAGGCTCGAATATTTCAGCAGCAGCTCCATGAAAGTCGACATCGCCGAGCCAGACAAAGCGTGCAGGAACGGGATGACCGGGTTTTCAGTTGTCGAGGCCGCCCAGATTGCCTGCATAGCCCAGCCGGTGTACTCGAAGTTGGCCGTGATCGAGTCGCCTACGGCCCACACTGAGCGCACTGGGGTTGCGAATTCGAATTCCAGATAGACATCGGCAACGCCGGTATCATCAGTCGCAGCGGAAGGAACGTTGGTGAAGGTGGTGATGCCGTTGACCCCGTTTGCAGATGCACGCGTCCAGAACTTGCGGGACTTGTAATCAGCGCCAGTGCCGCCGGCCGTCAAGTTGCTGTTCTTGACCGAGTAATTCGAGCCGGTGTTGTTGTGCACAGCGCGGAACAGCACCACGGCGCCTTTCTTGCCATCAGCGCGCGGCACATATGGCAGGTCAACCCATGGGCCAAAGGCAGCCGTGATTTTTTGCGCATCGCCGGTTGTTTCATGCAACGTGCCAGCACCGCCACCAGAGGCCATATTCCCAGTGATCCATCCGTATTGATAGCCAGCAGGAGGCGCGCTGTTGTATTCGACGCCGCCGACTACCGGAGAGAACTTCTCGGTGTCGGACGCATCGGTAAGGACTTCGGTCATGGCAATTGCAAAATCCCAATGAGAGAGATTCACATCGCCCAGCCGGTTGCGCAAACAAAGACGTGCGCGCACAGGCACTGCATCCACTTCCACCTTGCCATAGAAGGAACGGATCGCAGTCAGACCTGCAGTGAAAGTCGATTGTGTGATGCCGGCGTAAGCTGCACGACGTTTGTTCAGGTCGAAGCCATTGCCGGTGCCGCCGATCATGGAATAGCCGCCGTTCATCTTCAGGAAACTGCCGACGCCCAGTTGGTGGTACACAGTGCCATCAGGCAGGCCGTCGCTGTTGTTCGGCGCGGCGGTAGTGATGAACGGGCTCGAATCGCTACTGTCGTTGACTCCATAGCTGCCCCTGTGCTCACGGGCAACCAGGCGAATCACGCCAGGAACAGGGAACGGGCCGAAGGTGGTCTGCGTGCGGGTAGTTGCCAAGAAACCAGCAGAGAGACCCAGGCCTGATACCACATAGACATCGTTCAGCACGCCGCGCACGGTCAGGCGCTGGTCGATCCCGAGTTGTACGATGGCATCATTGCCGGCTTCGAAAATGTTCATTTATGCACCTGGTTGCGGTTGGTCAATCTGCTGGGTTGTCGGGTCTGGCTGCAGATCCTGCTGCGGATCAATGTAGGGCTGCTGCGCGAACTCCTGAGGCATCGGCATTGGCGACTGCATTTCCATCGGCATGCCCATCGGCATTGGATTCGGTGGCGCCACATCAGGGCTGGCCACCGCCTGATCCGCGACGTTCAGCGCAAGCGCTGCCTGGATCTGTGGCGGCAGCAGGCTCACAATCAGCTTCAGGCGCTCCGTCTCGGCCTTGTAGCCATTGATCTCGTTCTGCATGCGCGCCTTGGCCAGGTCGAGCTCGTTGCGGGCTTCCAGCTTGTCCACCTGGGCGGCCGCATTCTGCAGCGCCTGGCCCATCTGCTGTACCTGCTGCTGGAGCTGCTGCATCTGGGCCTTGACCTGCGGCGGGATGTTCTGGCCGTCCTCATCCTTGAGAACGGGGCTTTCCCTGCCGATTTCCATGTAATCCCACATTTGCTCAACGAGCTCGCGCACGTCGATGACGGCGGCCGTCTGCGGGTTGGATAGTGCGAACTGAGCAAAGGCTCGCAGCTTGTTGGTCAGCACTTCCTTTTGCATGAAGGAGGCCGTGCCTGTGGCCTTCCACTCCATGAAGGAGGATTTCCCGAAGTTCTTGATGGTCCGCCATACCTGCGCAGCCTTGTCGCCATGGATGCGCTGGACGGTCTCGACTTCCAGATACTTCAGGTTCCAGTCAATCAGGCATTCGATGATTGGCTCGATCCAGCACGTGTCGATGTTCTGGATCACTTCCTTGAGCGGCAGCGAAGACGCAGACATGATCATGCTGATGCCGCTGGCGGTCTTGTTCAGGTTGCTCGCATCATCGCCCTGCGTGTACTTGGTGATCGCCGTGTCGTCATCGCTCATCTGCTCGGACAACTGGACCACGCTCAGCCATCCTTGGGTGATGTCTGGCTCAACGTGGTCAATCAGCGCGTTCTTGCGTTCATCAGGCGTCAGGCCAGGCTTAAACTGGTAGACCTTGCCGGGGAACTTGCGGAAGTCCTCGGTGGGCAGGAACTTGGAGCGGTCCACGCTCTTGGTGCCCAGCAGGGCCATCCCCTTGCCTTCCATGAACAGGCGCACGGCGGCATTGATGATCTTCTGGTGAGGCATGTTGTTCTCAGCCACGCCGATGCCCCAGACTTCCTCTTCCTCGTCCTCGTAGACCGCGCGCATGGTGCCGCAGTGGCAGGACCATGGCATGCGGTCAACCTTGACTACAACGCCGCCAGCCATGATCACGATGGCATCGACCATCTCGCCGGTATCTTCCTGCTCAGGCTCGCCGCTTGCAGTCGGCTCCAGCTCGCTTTCTCCGTCCATCTGCTTGGAAGGATCTGGCGGCATCATGCTGGCCGGAATCTTGCCGAAGAAGCGGGCCACCTTGATGCGCTCATTGCGGCGCCAGTAGTCGATGTTGGCGCGCATCTCCTGCGCCTGGTCGGAGCCAGTCTCATTGCCGCGGTCGCCAGGACCCTGCAGCGCCTGGTCAATGTTCACGTAGCCATCCTTCCCGCGCCAGGATGCGATCTTGTGCGGGCTCTCCATGCTGGCCCAGAAGCAGCCGAGACCGTCCTTGATCTCGCGTGCATCAGGGTCCGGGTACACGTCCAGCGTGTTGCCCAGCTCGAAATACGGGGTGTCGTATTCGTACTCGGTTTCGCGCATCAACGGGAAGCTGCCAGCCTCTGTCTCCACCACCTCGACGCTCACCTCGTTCATGGTTTCCCTGCGCACGAAGGGGCCGAAGACGAAGCCGGTGCCGTACTTGGCCAGCACATTGACGCCCTGCTTCAGCATCGTGCGGAACTTCATCTTTTCCAGCTGCTCGGTGAGGATGTCCTCCATCGTGTCCGCGAAGACCTTGAATTCCTCATTCACCGGGCTGGTGTCGAAAGGCAGCTTGCCATTGCCGAACAGCGCGTCGTTGATCTTGGCGCGAGCCGAACGCACCTTGTTGCGGGTCGAGCCCATGAACAGCCCGGCCGTCTTCTTGGCCTTGGCCGCGCCCGAGCCCTTGGTATCGTTGTCGCGCGGGATGCGCATCACGTCCTGGTAGCAGTCCAGCAGCTTCAGCTCCTGCGGCTTGCGGGCCTGGTCCCAATCGGACAGGCGCTTGTCGAGCAACTGAGCGAGCGCTGAATATTGGACGTCTTGAGATGCCATCGGTGAGCCTTAGAAATAAAAACCGTCTGAATCTGGTTCGTGCTGGTGGATCGCGTTGGCGAATTCCGATTCCTTTTGGCTGATGGCGTAACGGCGCATCATCCAGGCATAGCGAGTTGCGGACATCAAATCGTCTGCCAGCTTCACTACCTTCCCGTCCTTGCGGTGATAGAGCCTGAACTCCTCAAACCACTCAGACAGGTGCGAAAAGACCTTGAACTTCTTCAGCTGCATGCGCGCCAGAATCTCCTGCAGTCCCGCCTCGACGCCGTTCGTTCCATCGGGGAACGTTGCGCGCTCCGCCATCATGGTCAAGCCCGCCTTGCGGTACTGGTCAGCCAGCTGCTCGCCCGATCCCTTGTCATGCTGCAAGCCGTCATGCGGCCATGCGAAAGGCAACCAGGAAGGCCACTGCTTGAGCGACACGGCGAACATTTGCGGCGTCTGCTCGCGCTGCCGGTGGCAATCCACCACATAGAACGCGTCATTGTCTCGGTCCCACATGCACCGCACTGCAGCGCTCGGGTGGTCCCAGCCGAAGTCAAGGCCTCCGACTTGAGCCCAATGCGGGGGAATCTGGAATGGCTCCACCGCAACGATCTCGTCAGCCAGCGGATAGATGCGCCCAGACCCCAGCGCAGGAACCCCCTTCGTTCGCGCATCACGCTCGTGCGCCGGGTAGCTCGCGATAATCGCCTCGCGCTGCTCCTTGGTGTAGTGGAGCGCGTCATAGATGGTCATGCTGGTCACATGCGTTCCGGGCATCTTGTCCACCATGAAACGCTTGACCGTGTTGGTCATCCCCTTGAGCGGGGTAAAGGTCATGTAGTTGATCCCACCCGTCGCATTGGTCCGGGTCAGGCACTCCATGTAGATGTCTTCATCTGGCTCTTCATCCAGCCAGACCAGATCCAGCGTCTCTGCCTGGAACTTCTCGCGGCCCTGGTCGTATGACTTGAACCCGATCAGGCTTTCACCTGCCTGCACATCGCCGCCGCCGCCGTGGCGCACCACAATCGTGTCGATGGCATCGGCCACTCCGCGTTTCAGCGACTTGTCCTTGATGGCGTCCTTCGGAATCGCCCCTGTGCCAATGTCGTTGAAGCGGCCGCACAGCACACGCTGCACAGAGTCCCGCGTCACCTCACTCGTTTCACTGGCCACCCAGCCTGCCACCGGCTTCTCAAACACTCGGCCTTGCCACCAATCCGGATAACGCCCCGTCAGGTGCATCGCCGTCTCAAACCCCGCCGACCAGGTCTTGCCCAGCTGGTTACCGGCAGACAGCAGGCGCTCGCGGAACTTGCTGCCTGCCTCATGAAACTCCGCCTGCTTCGGATACGCAACGTAGTCGCGCAGCTTGTTCTGGCTGCTTCTAGTGGCGAGTTCCGCCTGCATTGCCTTGAGAATCAATAAGGCCTTGGAGGGCTGTAATTCCGGCAATGAGGTCATCGTCTGTCAGGTCTTCCAACGGTCGCTTGATTTCAAGTTCCTTCGGCATCAGGCTGGCCACAACCTTCAGGTACTGAGCAGGCGATTGCTTCCGGGTCTGCTCAATGGCCGCTTTCCCGTGCTGCGCAAAGTCCTCGGACAACGCCTTGAGGAAGTCGCCCTGCAGCCGGTTCCGCGATCCGACAGGCTTCCCGCCAGGATTTGGCGAGACGCCTTTCTGGAATCGGGTCTTGATACCTGCTTCTTTGATCTTCGGATTGGTCATAGCCTTTTTCTGAGGTTTAACTCGCCTTCGCGAGTTACTCATCAAACAGGTTCAACTGTATGGCGTTGCTTGGACGGTATGGCGTCCGTTTTGGCGGGGTCTTGATGGTAGGAGGTTCGTTGCTCTGATGCATTGCACACCAGAGGTTGATGAGGCGCTCGCCCTTTGAGTGGGAGGGCTCGACGCCTTCGTTACGATACCCTTTGACGGTGGTCTTTGGAATGCCGGTGCACGCGGCGATTTTGGAGAAAGAAAACCCTCCCGCGATCAATTCGGTGATCAGCCGCGGGAAGTCTACTGGGGTGGCCTTGACCTGGATGAGCATCATTCGTCTTCGTCAGTCTTTTCCTGATACTCGACGCGCGATTGAACTTGAGCCCGCAGATAATCGCGTTTCAGGATTTCTATGGCGCCCACCATTGTGAAGCGGTTTGCATTGCTCTCGATAATTTGGAAGCAATCCATGACAGTGCCCTCAGTTGTTTCAACTATGAGGGCAAGCTGCCGTACACGACCCTCGATCAAAGCATTGACCAACTCTTTGACTTGCTCTGGCATTGCACCAGCATCCATGGAAAAAATATCTTTCATTTCTTCTCCTTGGTTTCAAAATGCCCCTGTTTCGCATCAGATCGCGCTGTGCGCTGTTTTTCTGGCGGGTTAATGGGTAAGGATGTCTTTCGCTCTTCGCGGCTCCAAAGCCGCAGGAATCGGGTTCGGTTTTTCATGGCTATTCGTCCTCCACACGTTCTGCCTTGACAGACACACCGCAATTAGTCACATGGGCGTCGTTCAATGCCTCTTGCGCAGCCTTCGCGAGTTCCCGAGAAAGTTTGATGGCCCTGTCGAGTACCGGAGGATCCTGCGTGGTATTGAGCGAAACGTACACTTCGACGGTCAGGCGCACGGTTTGAAATTTCTTGCTCATCGCTTGCCTCCCAACGCAACCCAAAGCGCAAATCCGAACGCCAACCCGATTGCGGCCAGGGCCATGATGATGTCGATGGCGTCCATCACACCACCCCCGTCTGCGAGTTTCGCGCGCCCTGGCAAAGGCGCATGAACTGGCCCATGTCGAGCGCGAGCGGCTTGAACTCGGTCGGCGTGCGTGACTGCGCGACGGTCGGCGGCGGCGGCAGATCCGGCGCTTCCGCTGGCCAGAAGAGGTAGCTGTTGTGGAAACCGCCGTTGGGCGTGGTGGTGATCAGGCCATCCCGGCGCAGCTCGTTGAGCAGGCGCTTTGCCGTGGTCAGGCTGCAGTGCATGGCGTCCTTGATGCTTTGGAAAGTGCTGCCCGGGTGCGCCACGAGGAAAGCGTGGATGGCTTCGGTTGTGACAAGTGTGCGCGGTGTGCTCATGCTGCCCTCCCAATCGGCTGCCGCACAAGGCCTTCGGCGTTCAGGCCGTAGGCCAGAATGGCCAGGGCGTCGGCGTGGTTGTCATCGACCGGGGCGAATCCGCGTTTGCGGGCCTCGGCAATCATTGCTTGCTTGTCGGCATTCCCTTTGCCGGTCCAGTTTTTCTTGATGGCGCCGAAGCCGACGCCGATCATCTGCACGTTGTTGACCATGCACCACAGCTCTAACTGCGCCTTGAAACCCCCGTAGACGTGCGCGGCAATGACGCCCTTGTGCATCTTGATGTCTTCGAAGTACACCACTTGAATCTCACCGGCTGCGCGCTTCATCTCCGCGAGGTGATTGCGGAAGTTCACCCAGCGCTGGCCAGCCGCATGCACGCCGGGCGCGCAATTCACTGTACCGCCGCTGATCTTGCCGCCGCGCACGTGGAGGGCCCAACCTGTTTTGGTGCCGAGGTCTAGGGCGAGGATGTTCATGCGTGAAAACCCTCCGGACGAAATGCAAGACCGCGCCACAGACGATCTTGGCGCACTGCTGGCACATGACGATTGTCAAATGCTTCATCAGGAGTGCGTGCGGGCGAGCCAAATTGTTCACCGTTCCAGAAGATGTAAATGAACCTTCCGGGAGTCCCGAACAATGGATGCCCAGGGATAAATTCCTCATATACGCCGCGATGGACTGGTTTAATGCCAACGAACCATTGCGTGCGATCAGCGTTTTTGTAATCCATCTTTTTCTCCTTGGTTGCGCTGGGCGCGGGTTACCCGAGCGCGCGCGCAAGTCCACGCGGCGCCTGGTTGAAATCGGTGAATTTCTGGCATTCGGGCGAGAACCACAGCTTCGTGCGGCCTTCCCATTCGCCGTTGCGGCTCTTGTCGCAGATCAGCAGCGTGTCTGCGGTTCCAGGATCAACTTCCTTGCCCGAGTCACGATCGCGCTCCTTGCGCTTGTTGCGCCAGACCAGCACCACGTTATCGACCAAGTCGGCAATCGCACCGCTGCCGCTGATGTCCATGCGCGTCGGCTGGCGCTCGTCGCCTTCGCCCTTCTTCAGGTGCGCCACCAGATGGATGTGGATGTTGAGATCGCGGGCCAGGATCGTGAGCATGTTCACGAAGTTCTTCTGGCCGTTGTAGTCGTCGGTGCCGCTGACGCACTTCATGAGCGAGTCCACGGCGAAATGCTGGATGCCAAGCTTGTCGGCGCAGTAGCGGATGACGGCGCGCAGCTTGTTCGGGTGCACGTCGCCCTGCTGGTCGTAGACGAACATGGTCTTGTCCGTGCGGCGGATGAAGTGCTGGACCTGCTCTGGCTTCGGCCAACGCTGGCCGGTGTTCTGCCGGATCATGCGCGAGATGGTCTTGCCTGGCTTCATCTCGAAGCTCGCAATGCAGCACTTGATGCCGTCTTGTGCAAATGTGGACAGAACCTGGCCCTGCACCATGGACTTACCGCTGCCGTTGAACCCGGCCCACAGCGTGACCTCCCCCGGAGCAAAGTACAGCCAGAAGTCAGCAAAAGGCATCTTCGGATGCTTCGGCGTGTTGGCCGCGTCCGGCGTCAGTTCGGCAAGCACCTCCTGCTCGAACGCGCTGACGCTGCGCACCTTCTGCTGCGGATCGGTCTCGTCCTCGTACTCGGAAAAGTCGATGTCGTCGGGGGTCAAAATTTCCATGCTCTCCATCCCTCAAAATCTCGAAAAAGAATCTCTTCGCCGGCGCATGCCACGATCGTGCGCGGCCGTTGCTCGTCAACCAGGTCCAGCAATTTGCCCATGTCGTCATCCATCTCGGCGCCGTGCACATGGACCGTCAAGCCCACCAGAAACCGCAGATCCAACGCCCTCCGAAGATCGCTGCGCAGCACCTCAACGTTGGGGTAAAACCCGAAGCGGATGCCGTTCTCGGGCTCGTCGTACCGGTTGTCGATCGGCCGAGGTTCGCTCACCAGAGCGATGAACACAGCCGCCGGACGGAGCCCTTCACGACGTGCTGCGACGATTTGCCGGTGGCCGCGCATCACCGAAACGGATCGTGTTCGCCAACGCTGGAATCCTCCCAGCGCCGCTGGTTCAGGTAGGTCAGCGGAGCAGGCTCAAAGCCTTCCTGCCACTGGCGCGTCTGCTTTTGGCTGGCAACGTCGGCAATGATCGTTGCGGCAACGCCCTCGAGCCCCCTGGCCTTCCAGCGCTTGGCGCATTCGGCTTTCGCGGTTTTCCGATCGGTCTTCGGCCAGGTCTCCCAAAACTGGGCAAAGCCGGGGTCGATCGCGTCGGCATCCGACGAATGTTTTTTATGGTGTCTGGTGTCTGGTGTCTGGTGAGCATTGCCTTCGCTATGCGTTCGCATTGCGTCCGGTGATGCGTTCGCATTGCCATCGGATTGCGCGCGCTGTTTATTCCAACGTGCGTCCGCAGATGCCTTTGCCTTCGCTTGCTTGTCCTGATAACGGCTGATTTCTTCGTCGCAGCGCGTCTGATGCCATCCATCCTCCTGAAGCTCGAAGAACTCAGCCAAGACCGTTTCAACGGCCTCGCGCTCTTCTTTGGACCGTGCTCCAATCAGGCGCTGTACGGCCTTCAGATCGGCCGGCAGGGCCTTCTCTTGCGCGTAATACTTCCGGATCAGGCGGCTATAGGCGGCGTCTTCCACGAAGGACAGATGCGCCGTGGCTTCTGCATAGTCGCCGATATGGTGTTCGTAGTAGTTCATGCTGCCACCTGGACAGATGCCAGAAGAGGTGCGTCAGCATGGATGCGCCGACGCGCCATCTCGGCGTATTGAGGGTTCAATTCGATGCCTATGCAATCCCGCTGCACGCGGTCGGCGGCTAAGCCAGTGGTGCCAGCGCCGAAGAACGGATCAAGCACTACGCCGCCAACAGGGCAGCCGGCCTTGATGCAAGTGGTCGGGATCTCGAGTGGGAAGGTCGCGAAGTGCGCTTCCTTGAAGGATTGGGTGGCAATGCTCCAGACGCTGCGCCTGTTGCGCGTAAGCGGGGTGTCGATCCGCGTCTTTTCCGCATAGGCAAGTAGGCCAGCCTTGGTGCGATGGTGATCATCGCCTTCTTCGTAGGCGATCATTCCTTTTGTTGGATTGACATTCCCAGCGGTTTTTACCCTTCCCCGCTTCCTCTTTTCGGCGTCGGTACCATGGCCCCAGCCGACTCCACGTGCTACGGCCTTCATCGGGCCATTGGTTTTTGCGCCGCCGTTGGCACGCTCGCTACCGATCTGGTTCTGCACGTCCTGAGACAGGCGCGCATGAGTGTTCGGCGACACGAGCTCGCAGATTGCATCCTGGTCGAAGAAATACCGCTCGGATTTCGTGAGCAGGAAAATGTATTCGTGGGACTTGGTGCAGCGGTCGCGCACGCTTTCCGGCATCGGGTTGGGCTTGCTCCAGACGATGTCCTGGCGCACCCACCAGCCGGCATCCTGCAGGGCGATGGCCAGCCGGTGCGGCATCATCATCAAGTCCTTCGGCTTCATGCCTGATTCGGCCTTAAGGTGCTTTGGCGTGGTATTGGAGTGCTCAGCTTCTTTTGGCCAGCGGGCATCGTTCTTGGAGCCTCCGCCACCATGGGAATAGCTGTCGCCCATGTTGATCCAGCATGTTCCATCGGTGCGCAGCACACGGCGCACCTCTTCAAAGACCGCCACCAGCTTGGCAATGAACTCAGCAGGCGACGCCTCCAGGCCGATCTGGCCATCTACGCCATAGTCACGCAGCGCCCAATACGGCGGCGACGTGACGACGCAGTGCACGGATTCATCAGGCAGGCTGCGCAGGATCTCGAGCGAATCGCCCACATGGATAGAGACGGTCACGCCGAAGCCCCCAACAAATGCCGCACCGACCAGACCATAGGCGGCACGACTGGCCCGGCCAGCTCGGCGGGCACCTCGAAGCGCTCCGCATGCACGTGGCGCACGTTGCGCGCTTCCTCGTTGACCGAGTAGAGGAAGGCGTTGTACTTGGCGCGGTCAACCGTCAGTGCCTCCTGCCTCACCAGGCTGTGAATGACCTGCTGAACGCCCTTTTCTGTGGATAGGCCAAGGCCGATGACATGCTGCTGAATCGCGCCCAGGCGGCTGTTTGGATTCGCTTCCAAGAAGGCCATGACGGCCTCGCGAACGGCGGAATTGGGATTCATGCTAGTTCCTCCACCATCACTTCGACGAAGAGCGCCGCTTGCTCGGCATTGATTGCATTGCCATAACCGCGCAGTCGTCCCACTCGGGCGGGTATCCCATGAGCCAGCGGGAATGTGCCGGGTTCAACTGGCCGCCACTTTCCATCCCGGCAGAGGAGCCAATCAGCAGCTCGCCAGTAGCCGTTAGTCGGGCTGGCGTGGCCATCGTCGCGACGTGATTCAGGCTCACAGCTACCTTGCGCCCGTCCGGCGTCTTGCCCGTCGCACTCAAACCCTCGAACGATTGCGAGCCCATTGAATTGCCCACCGTTGGCGTCGGCCAGCCTGCAAGAGCAAATGCTTGTTCCGATAGCGGCTTGCCACGCGTCTGCGCCAAGCGCTCCGCAAGGAATCCCTCGCTCGCACTCGCACTGTGCCAATCCCTGGCTGCAGGTGTGGCCCAGCCGGCCATCGTCGCCACTTGCGCCAAGATCGTGCAGGTATTGCCGATCCCCAGTGCCTGCTTGCGCGCTATGCTGGCTTCTGGATTGCCCGCGAATTCCTTGGCGCTCGGCGTGGGCCATCCAGTACGTGCGGTCTCGGATGTGCGGAGCACCGACGCCCGCAGCCGGGAACGCAACCGCCCCGAAGGCATAGCCCATGGCTTCCAGGTCATCTTGTACAAGGTCAAGCCAAGGCTCTGCGTCCTTGCTCGCAACTTGCTCTCCAGCGATGACTGGAGGGCGGCACTCTTGGATGAGCCAGTGGAAGGACGGCCAGAGGTGCCGCTCGTCATCAAATCCAGCTCCTTGGCCTGCCGTGGAGAAAGGTTGGCACGGACAGGAACCGGTCCAAACAGGTCGATCATCTGGCCAGCCGGCGCGGCGAAGAGCGAGGGACCAGCCGCCGATTCCGGCGAAGAAGTGGCACTGGTCGAATCCTCGCAGGTCGTCAGGTCGTACATCCTCAATGCTCCTCGTGTCTACTTCGCCGGCGGCAATGTGGCCGCCCTTGATAAGCTCGCGCAGCCAGGCAGCAGCGAACGGGTCGATTTCGTTGTAGTAGGCCGTCATGCCGCCTCCTTCTTGCGCATGATCTTGTGCAGCAGCTTGCCGGCGTCGGCCTTGGATTTGGCCTTCATGCGCTGCAGCCAGCCGGCGATGGTCGGTAGCAACGCCCGCAGCTTCGGCTCGATCGTGCGCATTTCCTGCTCACTCAGATGGCCATCCACCAGGGCATCAGTGGAAGCGGCGACGGCATCACCCAGCTGGGCCACGGCCTTGAAGACCAGGCGCTGGATTTCCTCAACGTCGATATCGCCGCCGTCAGTGGTGGGGATGTCGATGCAAATCTTGCCGAGGCGGAAGGCTTGCGCATCGAGTGCCGACAGCGCATCAGGAACGTGGACGCTGTTGCACAAATCCATGATGACGGTGGCCTCTTCGAAGCTGGGATAGTGCGAGGTCACGCCCGGGCTCAGCTTCTTGTAGAGCACGCTGGCGCTCATACCGAGCCGCTGCGCCAGCGCTTCAATGCCGCCAGGGTAGGAGCGTGCTGCCGTATAGAGGCAGTCATGCTGGCTGGTCTGGCCGTAGTGATAGGTCATGGGAAATTCCTCGATTTATTTCCGCTGCGCACTTGCTGCAGTGCGCATAAAGTCCAGATCAACCAGACTCACATTGAAAGGACGAACCATGGAACTCACCGCCACGGCCCTGCTGCGGGCCAACTTGGAAGCGATCAGCCCGAAGAACGAAATGGAGTGGCGCACACAGCGCGCGCTGCTGGATCTGGCCGAGCGCCAGCTCGAAATGGCCGACGCCATCAAGAAGCTGGGCGACGACGGCCGCGCACTGCGCAAGATGGTCGAGCGCGTGGCGCACAGGTGATTCATGGCTTGCCCCTTGAGAATTCAGCCAACTGATTGAACACGTAGTTGTTCCGGATCGTGTGCGCCTCGAATGCTGTTTTTGCGTCTGCCAAATCCCGGTTGAATTGGGCTTTCTTATTTCGAGCGCGCACCCGCCCAATGACCTTCCCCGTCTTAAGCGGCCGGCTCATTGCTGCTCCACCAGCTCGGGCCAGATGATTTGCCAGTCCAGCGGGAAGAAGACTTTCCGCGAGACAGCGCCACCGGTGAGCGATTCGATCTGAGAAGCGCGCTTTTCGGAAACAGGGGCCAAGCCGCTGGCCATCTGCGACAGGTAGGAGGTCGAAATCTCCAAATCTGCGGCCAGC